TGAAAAAGGGTGAATCTGTTGATGTAATATGGGAAGAAAACCCCATTGACAGATCACAGAAATGTGCTACAATTAAGGAATAATAAAGGAGAAAAAGATGACGAAAATAACACCAGAAGTAAAAAAGATCATAGATTCTATGAAAGATAATAATCATTTTACTGAAGAAGAAAAATGGGTGTATGCGGGGTCATATGTGACAGGCCTTCCAACTCGTGTAGCCAGAGAAAAATACACTGACGAAGAATTAATTGAAATAGCACACGAAGGTAATTTAGTGATGTGGAAATTAAAGAGGGAGGCATAGGATGATTGAACATAAAGATAGATTAGATAGAATTGCTCGAGCAATAATTGAAAGCAAACCCAAAATGGTTGATGGTAAGGCAATATATATGGGCCAAAATTATGAATCACTTGATGATGCTTGGGATTGGTTTGAGGATGATTTAGATTTTATCAGATTTGATGTTAAAGAAATGTTAGAGGAGGAATAGGAAAATCCCCAGGTTGACAGATCACAGAAGTATGCTACAATTAAGGAATAAAACTAACAAAAGGAAAACAAAATGAAAGTAGATATAAACACAGATCCGGATCTCGTATATGAAAAGATTGCCAAAATGATGAAGCCAGATCTATGGGATTGGCGAGAAGCACACTCACAAGGTATCAAGGCAATGGGTATTATTAATGGTGGCGAACCAAAGGTTTGTTTTACGATCCCGGCCGGCTGTAATATGGTTAATGGCCAAAGGCCAGAAATAGGTGCCATATATGCCGGTATAACCAAAGGCATATTAGAAACATTAGCCAATTTACCTAAAACATACGGGGAATATGTTGTTGATTTAGACACTTTCGTATATGCCGGGCCAAACATATACTTGAACATAAAGTCTAAAAATATTAGTGAATTTATGAAAAATGTAAGAAAAGCATACAAGAAAGAGGAGGCATAATGGGACAAGCAAAAAGAAGAGGCACTTTAGAACAAAGAGTCAAGCAGGCAGAATCTAAATTACCAAACTATGACATCCTGTTAAGGATGTATAGGAAATATGATGACCCCGAACAATTATGTGGAACTATGCGGGTGAAGGTTAGCGGTGCCTCGGCTAGAACAGCAATCAGTGAAGGAAGGCTATTAGCGAAACACCAACTATCACAGGCATTAGCATCAACATTCAGAAAACACGATCTAAAAGGTGCTGATATCATAAAAGATCCAGAATTAGGCGAACTTGTAGGTCCGATGCTTATTGCTTATTTGTCTCGTTTCGATAGTTGGATGCTTTTTGTTAATGGTGGCAATGTATTAGTTGATTTCAACCACGAATCCATAAGGGGTCCAGATCAATTTAATTTCACATTGAGAGGCAACCAAGGTAGCAGTGAAGAGTATGATCGATTCGAGAGTGATCGGGTGAGATTTTGGCCAACAATCGAAGAAATGAAGAAGATAAATTATGCTCCTTTATTCGAAGCAATGAAAGAGGAGGCATAAGATGGCGAAATACAAAATTACATATCTAAAAGAAAGTTTCATAGAAGAGGATATGTCACTGGCCGATTGGGGTAATCCTGCCGCAATCCCTAAAGAATATTTGGAATCAAAAATCATTGAATACAAGGGAGAACCTTTGGATGATAATTGGGAACACTATCAAAGCACGGTGCTCTACATAGTAGGTGACATAGTTGATTGGAAGGAGGCCGATGCTTAGAAAAATATTTTGGGTATTGGTGATATATTGGTTGGTCATAGTAGGTATGGCAAATTATGGAAGAGCAGACGAACTAACACCTAAACAAGAGACCAAGATGAAATGGTTTCAAGTATTAACGGTGGTAGATGCCTTACAGACAATCAAGATAGCAAAGACACCGGGTTTAATAGAATTAAATCCCATAATGGGTGCCAACCCAAGTGTTGGTACTGTGGTTGCTTTCTTCACAGTCAGGAATGTGGTACATCATTATGTTGTAAAGAAAGTACCACAGAAATACAAAGATAAATTTATTGATATTCCATTGGTAGGCCAAGGCATAGCAGTGGTATGGAACCTAGGCAACGGATTAGGCATAGGTTTTTAAAAAGAATTCACAGGTGTTGTCGTTATCACCTGTGGGTACAAGTGGTTAAGATCGTTTGTCATTTCCACTTGGTTTTCCTTAAAGGGTTTTGACTCCGATCGGCATTATGCCATAAACATAATGATTGGGGTCAATTCCCCGAATACAAACACCCCACCCATCCCATTAGACCCCACTGTAGAGGTCTCTATGCGAATCTTTTTCAGGCATTATCCGGCATATTATCGGGATCTGCTATAAATAACACTAATGCCTTTATCACCAGCACAGAAACAGATCGCTGACAGCGAACATAGATTCAGAGTATTGATTTCAGGAAGAAGGTTTGGAAAGACACACTTGGCCATCAGAGAGATGTGTAAAGTGGCTTCTAAACCAGATCAGAAGATATTCTACATAGCACCATCGTACAGGATGTCTAAAGGTATTGTATGGGATCAATTGAAGAAGAAATTGAGAGATCTAAATTGGGCCAAGAAGATCAATGAATCAGATCTATCAATAAGATTGGTCAATGGTAGTAGCATAAGTCTCAAAGGTGCTGACAATGAAGACAGTTTAAGAGGTGTTGGTTTAGATTTCGTAGTATTGGATGAGTTCGCTGACATAAGCCAGAAGGCCTGGGGAGAAGTAATTCGTCCCACCTTATCGGACACAGGAGGCGGTGCTTTATTCTGTGGAACACCCAAAGGCATAGGTAATTGGAGTTATGACTTGTATCAACAGGCCAACATAGATCCTAAAAATTGGAAGAGTTTCCAATTTACTACAATACAAGGCCAACAGGTTCCAGAAGAAGAAATAGTACAGGCAAGAAATGATTTAGATGATCGTACATATAGACAGGAGTACGAAGCAAGTTTCGAAACATATTCGGGCCAGGTCTATTTTAACTACGGACCACAAACCATATATCACGAGAAGATAATTACACCTAAAACAATCTATATAGGTATGGACTTTAACATATCACCAATGAGTGCCTGTATAGCCACAAGAACAGAACAAGGTATAATCGTGTTTGATGAAATAGTAATATATGGATCAAACACTGATGAAATGGTTAAAGAAATAAGACACAGATATCCCAATAATCAAATAATAATATATCCAGATAGTGCTAGTAGGCAAAGGAAGACATCAGCAGGTGGTAGAACAGATTTAAGTATTTTGGTCAATGCGGGATTCCAATGCTTGACAAGACCCACAAATCCTGCTATAAGAGATAGAATAAATGCTGTCAATAGTTCTTTGAAGAGTGCGAATGGCAAACAGAAACTATGGATAGCACCGAATTGTAAAAATGTTATTAAAAGTCTTTCGAGACAGATATACAAAGAAGGAAGTAATCAACCGGCCACAGATGGATTAGAACATATGGCAGATGCTTTGGGATATATGGTGGAATACATATATCCAATCAGAAGAAATAGTATAAATAATAACAAAACTACGACTTGGTCAATGAGAACAAATTAAGGACATATAAGATATGGCACAAATTCAAGATGCTTTTGATGTAAAATATAGACTTGAATACTACGGTTTAGATCTACACCCACAATGGAAAGACAATATAAAAAGATGGCAATATTATAGCGATAGTTATAATGGTGGTAATGATTTCAGACAGGGTAGGTATTTGGTCAAATATGTTTTAGAATCAGATGAAGATTATGATAATAGATTAAAACAAACCCCTTTAGATAACCATTGTAAGAGTGTAGTAGAAACATACAACAGTTTTTTATTTAGAAAACCACCAACGAGAGATTATGGAACACAGGTGGTTAATGACCCAAGTTTAGATAATTTCCTTAATGACTGTGATTTAGATGGCAGATCATTTAATGCCTTTATGAGAGATTGTAGTACATACAGTTCCATATATGGTCATATTTGGGTTATGGTTGATAAGCCAGCCACTCAGAGTAGCACGAGGGCGGCAGAATTACAACAAGAAATCAGACCATATGTCAGTTTAATCACCCCCGAGAATGTTATTGATTGGAAGTATTACAGGAAACCAAATGGTGTATATGCTTTGGGTAGTTTGACATTGTTAGATGGCATAGACGAAAACAAAATATATTACAGAACAATAACAGAAACAGAAACAACGATCAAAGCAAGATCCAGTATCAAAGACGGAGACACAATAATAGAAGTTATTCCAAATCCGTTAGGTATTGTACCGTGTGTGCCAGTGTATGCCGGTAGATCACAAACAAAAGGTTTAGGTGTATCAGATATTTCAGATATAGCAGATACACAAAGAGCAGTTTATAATGAATTAAGTGAATTAGAACAACTTATAAGGGTTTCCAATCATCCTTCGCTCGTAAAGAGCAGTAGTACAGAGGCATCAGCAGGTGCCGGTGCTATAATTAACTTACCGGATGACTTGGACCCCAACCTTAAACCATTCTTATTGGAACCATCAGGTTCGGGTATTACACAGATAATATCTTCCATCAACGAGAAAGTTGACAGCATAAACAGAATGGCTAATATGGGTGGGGTTAGATCAACTACGGCCAAATCAATGAGTGGTGTAGCATTACAAACTGAATTCCAATTGTTGAATGCGAGACTTTCACAGAAAGCAGACTTATTAGAACTTGCTGAAGAACAGATTTGGAGAATGTGGGCATTATGGCAGAACATAGCATTTGACGGTGTTATTGACTATCCAGATTCATTTAATATACACGACAAAGAAAACACAATCACTCTTTTAAAACAGGCCAAAGAGACCAATCCAGCCAATCCGGAATTATTAAAAGAGATTGATATAATGTTGGCAAAGGCTTTGATAACAGATGAAGATTGTCTAGAAAGAGTTATCAACTCACAATCTCAAACACAAACACTAGACACGGAAGGTACTCATCCACCAATGACGAACCCAACTGAATTAGTGGAACATATGAAAGAGATGATAACACAAGGTTATACGACAGAACAGATTTTAAAATTACATCCAGAACTACCGGGATTTTTTAACAAGGGAGATATCGATGGCTAAAGGTAAAAAGAATTATTCGAAGACTAAAAAGTCTAAGAGTAAAAAGACTTCTTATAAAAGTAAGAAGAAATACTAATAAATAACAAAAACAACCAATTAATGGTTGGATAGTTGAACTTAAGAACTATAAAAAAGGAGATTACACGATGAGTGAAACGGAAAATAACACTGAGCAGACACAGGCTCCAGTAGAAGCAGAAGCAAAAGCAGAAGCAACAACTGAAACTGATGGTAAACAGTTCTCACAGGCTGAACTTGATAGAGTCGTAGCAGACAGAATCGCAAGAGAGCGAAGAAAGTTTGAAAAGAAATATGATGGAATTGATCCGGAGTATTACAACGAACTCAATCAAAAGGCTGAGAAGGAGAAACAAGATAAACTGAAAGCCAAAGGTGAATTTGAAAAGATTCTTAAAGATACGGCAGAAAAAAAAGATGCCCAAATATCTACTTTGCTTAATCAAGTGAAAACTATCAAGATTGATGGTGTATTGCTTGACACCGCTTCTAAAATGAAGGCAGTTAATCCGGGACAGGTCACACAATTGATCAAGGACCAGGTTAAAATGAACGAAGCAGGTGATGTTGAAATTGTTGATCCAAAAACAGGGCAAACCAGATATAGTGAAAATGGTAATCATTTAACTATAGAAGATTTGACCAAAGAATTTTTAACGGCTAACCCCCATTTTGTTAGTGCCACTCCATCAGGAACGGGTGCTACCAGTAAGATAGGAGACCAGGCCGGCAGTGGTGAGAAATTAGATGTAAGTAAATTAGATATGTCCAATCCAGACGATAGGGCAAGATATGCCGCATATCGTAAGGACAATGGACTTGCTTAAAGTTAAAGGAGAAAACAAACTATGGCAAATTCAACAACTACTACATTAAATGACCTTATTTCACCAATGGTGGCAGAGGCTTTATTTGTAGCAAACGAAAGATCTATTATGAGAGGTTTGGTGAGAAATTACACTTTACCTGCTAATAGTGGTAAAACAATTCAAGTTCCAATTTATCCAACAGTGACGGCAACGGCACCAGGTGAAAACTCAGACTTGAGTTCAACAACTATTTCTACAGGTGTCGCTAACTTGACAGTTTTAGAAAATGGTATTATGACTACACTAACTGACTATGCGATGAATGTTTCAGAATCAGATGTTGTAAGAGACTTAGGTAAATTATTTGGTGAAGCAATTGCCAAAAAAATTGACACAGACTTAACAGCATTATTCGATGGCTTCTCAACAGAAGTTGGTGATGGAACAGGTGTTTTCACAGCAGATGCGATCTTCCAAGCAGTAGCACAACTAAGAAAATCAGGTGTGCCAGGTGATAATCTAGCCTGTGTGGTTAATCCGTTAGTAGCATACGATATGAAAAAATCATTGACTAACACATTTGCTAACCCAAATCCAGGTGTTGGTAATGAAGCATTAAGAACAGGCTTCGTAGGTCAAATAGCAGGTGTTTCAGTATATGAAACAGCAAATATGGCAGACACATCAGGTAATAACCCAGGAACAACGGGTGATTACAAAGGTGCTGTATTCCATAGAGATGCTTTAGGATTAGCGATGCTTCAAGATCTTAAAATTGAAACTCAAAGAGATGCTTCTCTTAGAGCGACTGAGATCGTAGCAACAGCAGTATATGGTGTAGGTGAACTACACGATTCATATGGTGTTGAACTAAACCACGATTCTTCAATCCAAGGAAGTTAATCCTTAGATTAAGGTGGAGCAACGACAACAATTTGGGCGGGTGTTTTTTAGTAATATTGGGCACCCACCCAAGACACAAAGGAGAAACATAGATGAGCAACTATTCAACAGATGCTAACATTTTAGAATATGAACCACAAATCAAAGATTATGGTATCATAGATTTTACTGATTACCATAGCAAGACTACGGCTGATATACAAAGGCATTTGAGAATTGAATGGTGGCCTAGAGTGAAAAGATCTAGTCTCTCTTCAAAATATTTTACAACAACAGATGTAGAAATGAGCAACACAAAATTAACAGCAAGCCAATTTACAGTGGCGGCTGTGTATCATTGCTTGGCATACTACATATTACCACAACTGACACAACATTCGGCGGAACCGGATAGATTTAGAAATATGATTGACTTCTACAGAGGCAAATTTAGAGAAGAGTTTGATCTTATTCTACAAGATGGTGTCAAGTATGATTGGGATGGCGACGGAACAGTCCAAGATTCAGAACAACAAACACAACACTTTAATAGATTGGTAAGATAATATGTCTGTTAGAGAGGATATAGCAAAAGACATAGTACAGACCCTCACAGGGATAACCAATCCCGGAGTAGTAATAGTGTCCAGAAATCCAATAGATGT